AAAAGAATTGAACGTAAACAATATGAAATTACAATTTGGAAAAATGAAACCCGTCGTTATCGACAAAAACCGCAAACCTCCCAAGTTTGTGCGTTCTGATGTAGTGAGAGATGGCCCTGAATATGATGGGTTCACAGCTTACGACTCAAACGTTAAATTTGAGAATCTTGTTCCATCCGTCAACGTGTGCCGCGTTAAGGATGACAACGCCACGGACTATGGCGTTGTCAAAGGTGCACTCGTTGAGGGAGTACCCATCACAGTTCCCAAGAACGATGCCGGAGCAACCATGCATGCTATGAAGAAGAGAAGTGACTATGCCCCCTCTGCTCCTTCCATGGAGCAGTTCAAGATTGGCCATGGTCTTCTCATGGAAAAATTCGCGACCATGGAGACTATTCGTCCCGATCGTGAAATGATACAGGAGTATGTTTCTGGATACTCCCCTGGAAAAGCAGCACGGTTGCTTGAGGCTTTGCAGCAGCCTCAGTTGAACTGGGATGGCGACGCCAAACATGGATTCGCAAAACAGGAAGTTCTCCTCAAAGAACATGGGGCCCAACCCAGGATTGTATATCAAGGCACGGATATGTACAATCTTTTGGCAGGCGTCGTTGTGCAAGAGCTGGCACGGCGCATGAAGTTTGTTTTCTCCGACAAGAACGATCTCAACACCGGCAACAAAGTTATGTTTGCTGCCGGGATGCATAATGAGGAGATCGGTGATTTGTTGGAAGACAGCCCCGGAGATCTGGTGGAGAACGACATGAAGAATAACGATGGGTCGCAGAGCGTGGAATTTCGTAAGTATGAGGCGATGTTTTATGCGAAACTTGGAGCCCCGATGTGGTGGGTGCGTGAGTTTGCACGTAACGAAAAAGTGCGGGTGTGGACGCGTTATGGCGTCGCAGCCACAGTGCTTGGGCAAATGCGGTCGGGTGAAGTTGACACCACGACCACAAACAGTTACGTGGGAATGGTTTTGATCTTGGCTGCTCTCAAAATGGCCAAGATTGAGAAGAGCACCAATATCCACGGGGGGGATGACTACCTTGGTGTGGTCCCGCGCGAGAAGAAAGAGGACTTTGTCCAGGCGTTGAAGGTTGTTGTCCCGTCTGTGGGGATGACACCCGAGCCTGTGATTCCCAAGTCTCGCGAGCATGGCACGTTCTACCGAAAGCGGTACGTGCGGGGAGTACACGGAACCAGGGGAGTTCCACAATTCGGGCGCGTGCTGGCCAAGCTGAACTTGAGGTCCAATATGAACACTCAAGTCAACGATAGAGATTACATGGCCGGTAAGTATTTGTGTGCCGCCTTTGAGCACCGGTACGTGCCTGGAGTGTCGCAGGTCCTATTAGAGGCGTCTCAGGCCATGAGTGAGACACCGTACGTCGACAGGAACACCAACAGGGTCGTCGGCGAACGGGGGGTAGAATTCATCAAGAGTGCAATTAACGTGCAACCGCTTGACGTTCACAGCTTTTCCGGGTTTTTGAACGATGTTTACGGTATCGGCCAGGACGAGTTGGTCGATATATATGCTAGGGTAGCCGAGTCATGTGTTTTGTGGCTCGATCGCTGGACCTATGTGGACAAAAAACGTAAGGTCCGTTCGAAACGTGGAGCCCCGATTGACAAAGTGTCGGGGGCGGCGGTGCAGGCGTTGGTTCTTGCTGATGTGTAGAGATCCTGTCACAACTTCCGGAGGTTTTCGGGTGCCTGAATGCACCTAATTTTCACCTCTCGACAAGAC